GTTACTGATACTTTCTCGATTGAGAACGCCATTTCTGCAAAGTTTGTGCCGTTACCGTCGCCAAGTGCTTCAGCTTCAGTTGTACCCATACCAGTACCAGATGTTACTGTAGCTGTGTTAGCCTGTGGTAGAGTATTAGCGTGTGTACCTGCGCCAGAGAAGTCTGTATCAGCTTCGCCGTAGAATGCTTCGGCACCTGCCTGTGAAGTGTAGCGTGAACGCATTGCAAAGATTAAGCCTGTTGGGCCTGTCATTGGCTGAACACCTGCAATGTCATATGCCATTAGGTTTGGCATTGCACGACGTACTAATGAGATAAGTACTGGATCATAACCAGCAGTTGGACCTGCCGCTGCTGAACCTGAACCAAAACCACCTGTAGTTGCGTCGTTAGCTGGTGTTTCCATAAGTAGTGAGCTCATGTTAGCTGACAAATCGCCAGATTCTGCTAGAGCTTTTTCTGTGTTTTCAAGAATAGTCGCAGTGACTGATCTCTTGTGCTGGTCTGCAATTGGTGAAAAAGAATCGTGCTCAAGAATTGGGCCCCACTTTTCCACAAGTGCTTGATAGTTTGACTGTGCCATTATTGTCTATCTCCTTGTTAAATAAGTTCTATCTGGATCTATTTATATAATTTAATTTTTTGCTGATCTTGAGTTAAGAGCATTAACTAAAGCATTGATTGAAGAATAATCTGAAACTGGAGCTTTCGGTGCAGTTTCTTCTGTGATAATTTCTTCCTCTTCAACTGCTTCCTCTACAACCGGAGCGGCTTTAGCAAAGAAAGATTCTTTCAAAGTAGCAAGATCTGTCTTGTATTCATCAATGTTATCAGCATCAAGTTTTTCAGAAAGAACTTTGAGACGCTCACGCTGGGTGATTGTTAGGTCTTCAGTCATTTCTTCGAAAACTCTTTCAGCTTTAAGTGAAGCAATTTCTGCCTTTAAAGCAACTGACTCGTTAATTGCTTCGTTAGCAGCATTCTTAAGCTCTTCGGCTTGTTCTTCAAGCCCAGCAACTACGTCAACTGTTTCGTTGTCAACTTCGATGTTGTGCTCTTCAAACAAGGACTTAAGTCCGTCCATTAATGATTCAGCCATCTCAACTTTAACACCAGTTTCGATTGCTAATTCATTTTCCTTCATCCACTCTTCTACTACGTAGTCAAGGTATGAATCAAGGTTTTCTACGATTTGGTCAACTTTACTCTGAACTGATTCATTCATTTCTGTTTCTAGTTCTGCTGTTTTTGCTTCAACGATTGCTTCAGCTTTAGTAGCTGCTGCTTCATTTACTGCTGCTTCAAAAACAAGAGTAACTTTTGATTTAAAGTCTTCTGCAAGATCCATGCCTTCAAACATAGCAGCAATTGAAGCATCGTGTTCAATGACTACTTCTTCTTCTACTTCTGCTTCTTCAGCAACTTTTGCGCCTTGACCAGGTGTAACTGCGTCAACTTTGTCTGCAGACGGATCTACAGCTTTTTTAACATCAGCTTTTTTCTTAGCAACTGCACCACCTTCACCAGCAACTGGTTCTGGTGTCTCAGCTGGCTTAACGCCTTCGCCGCCAGTGTGCGGGACGACTTTTTCGTCTAGCTCATTTGACATATGTTCTACTCCCTATTCTAGTGGTTATTCTATATGTTTCTTATTTATTAAAAAATCATTTTCTCAGAGAATTCACAAAGCGCTCGAACAGTTGAGCAGCAGTGCTCTCGTCCACTTTACGAACGACCCTTCTGACTTCTTTTTCAATCGTTTCCTGAATTTCTTCAATTACTTCTTCAACTGATTCTTGTTGTGGCAGCCAGTGTCCAGCAGCAATATCATAATAATATTCAGTATTTTCCATAATCCCATTTACGAAGCAATTAGGACCAGATGGATCAGTCACAATATCTACAGTAGCAAGATGAAAATCATCTTGAACCTCCATAATGCCTTGGTTTGTTGGTTTTACAGAACCAAGACCACGAGTAGATACACCGATTTTTACGCCTTCATCCATGAATTCTTTTACAATGTTACCCATTGGTGTTCCAAGGATTTTAGCTTTACCAGTAAAGTTGGATCCGTCTTGTTTCATCTCTGTAATAAGATGAGATACGCGATCGCCATTAATGCTTGGACCTTCTGGATGACCAAGCTCGCCGAGCGCACGTTTCGTGTCGATGAAGTCTTTTTGATAACGCTTCATCTCTTTTTCTAAAACCGCAGAAGGATAGACTCGCCCATTGCGGTTTTTAAGATCTGCCTGCATGAAGATGCCTTCGATGAAGTAAGACTTTTTACCAGTCTCTTCATTGAGTTCTGTTAGTACTTTTGCTTCTTCATTTACTTCTGCAATAAGCTTCATATTTCTAATCCTTATAATATCTTTTGATTATATTTATAATATTATTACACGCGGGCATCATAATAGTTCTTGTTCAATTCGCCTCTTACAGTAGTTTCACCTACTTTTCGGCATTTGACATATGTTTCTTGTGCGTTTCCACCAGGCGGTGTAAAGGATCTTACCCCACCAGATACTGTACCGTTTGCATCTTCGTAGTATTCGCCCGAGGCCGGAGCATTATCATACTCCCATATACTATTAGATCCTGGTACAGCTACCCAAGCCATTAAAGAGCCTCTTTCGCAAATCCACGAATTTCTTCGTAGCCAGCTTTATCCATCATCATTACTTTTTGCATTTGACGTTGGTTATTAGCTGACAAATCTTTAAACATTCTGTTTAATAGATCTGCATCCTCTTTTGATACCATAATTTGAGATCCGTCTTTTAAACGCATTGGACCTCTTTTCATTTTCATGGCTTCGTCAATCATTTCAACTGATTCAAGTTTATCTTGACCTCTATCATCAGTTCTATCATTTCTTGCTTTTTTCATAACAGTACGTGTTTTACCATCTGGGCCTGTTTGAGTAACAGGACGCTTTAAGGCAGATGATGTAGTTTCGTCAAGCTCTACTTCTTCATTCTTTTTTTTTCTTAGCATTGCAAGATCGTGTCCATCAATTTTACCATTTTTGTTATGGTCAATCTTCTTTTGCTTTGCTGAAAGCTCTTCATCCTTTTTATCCCAAGGAGCTTTTGGAAGTGTTACTTTCTTTTTGTCTTTATCGTCAGCAGCATCATAGCGTGCGCGATCGTCGGCAGTAGATTCAGTAGCATTTTGCTTGGCTTTACCAGTAAGTTTAGCTACTGCAAGTTCTGTACCTCTGTGACGATTTAGAAAGGTTTTAATTCCTTTCTTACGATCTTTTTCGTATCCTTTTCTAACGTCTGCAGACGCTCCTGCTTGATTCGCGCTTGAACGACCAATTTTGTCGCCAGCATCAGCAGCGGAAGCTGGAACCTTTTTTAAGTAACGAGATGCTAATGCTTTTGAGATCTCGTCGATTTGCTCTACTTCTTCATTTTTACCTTTATAGGCTAAACGCTTAGCAGCCATATCTGTGCCTTTTCCACGCTTGTGGAATGTTTTTCTAGCGTCATCATATGCTTTTTTCTTTTCAGGCTTTCTCGCTTTTTCAGTATCAATCATTGTGTTCATAGCTTTACGCTGCGCATCGTATGATTTAGTGTAATAACGCTGAGCCAAATCTTTTGAGATCTCGTCAATTTGCTCTGCTTCTTCATTTACTGATTCAGCAGCCATCCGTCTTTCAGGATTTTTTACTGCTTTATCATAATTAGCATCGCCTTCTTGATCAGCGATGCGCTTAGCTTTTGGCTTATCGATATCACCAGTAAACTGAGCATCTGTAGCAACAGGATGCTTAATCACTTCATAAGTGTGCTGATCCTTAAATCTTTTTTCTTCTTCCGGCTTTGGTTGTGCAACCTCAGTTACGAATTTTTTAAAGGATTTCATTTTAAGTCTCCTAAGAATTTGTTTTGATTATATTTATCCATTTATTTCTTTTGAATTCGTTGGTGAGCTGTTGCTTTGTGTTTCCATATCATCTGGCGTCTCTTCGTCATCAGGCGCCTCGTTTTCAGCCTCAGCTGCAATTTCTTTGTCCATCTCTTTAATATCATCTTCAGACATACGAAGAACATTTTTACGTACCCAATCACGAGAGTAGTATGTACCAATATGTTCTTCAACTTCGCGAAGTGTGGTAAGTCTTTCGCGGTTAATCTCAGCTTCTTTTAATTCATCGAAATAATTGTCAGAAATAAAATCGTATCTAATTAAGTTTTTAACTTCAGCAAATTCTTCAGGAGTCATAATTCCTTTTAAGATCAATTGCTTTTCTAGAATCTGCGTAAAGATACCTGAAAAACGAGCGCGCTGTCTTTTAATGAATTTACCGAACTTCATTTCGTCACGAGTGATTTCTGACACACGACCAAATGAATACATTGTTTCTGGTTCTAAACGTGACAATGGAACTTTCAACGCTTTAAATAATTTACGTTGGAAGTATTGTAGATTTTCATCTCCAGACAATCCAGCAGCACTACCACCAGCCATTGTATCAACTTCTGTTGTACGCTCACCACCACGACGTGGGAACCAAAAGTCTTCGGTCATTGTCATCATTTTACGAGAATCGCTGATTTCACCAGTAGAAGAGTTGTATTGTAACTTATTCTTATGACGAACCATCATATCTCTTATGTATTGTTCAGCTTTCGATTTAGGTAAGTTGCCAACGTCAATATAGAAAACTCGTCTTTCAGGAGCTCTCGTAAGAGTATAAATGATTGTAGCATCTTCAAGCATCCTTAACTGGTTAAGAGGTTTGATAGCGCCATGCAAATAGCTCAAAACAAGGGGATTATTTTCACTCATTTGTCCTGATGTAATTCTTGCAATAGAGTCTTTTGAAATCTTAAAGCCTTGTGTTCCAGACATGCTAGATGATTTAGAGTCTGAACCAAAGCCGTTTTCTGAGTACATATAATACTCAGCTTTTACTTTTTTAATAGGTAAACCAGAGTGTTGGTCTTTACCTTTCTTATCAACTTCTCTAATAAGCTTTAATTTACGAGGATCTACGTAACGAAGCTCTTTAATACCTTCTTTGATATTATCATTATCAATAATTACGTGATAATTTAAACGACCGTCTACGTAGAATTTACTGTAAATGTCATAGCCCATGTGGCTAAAATCAAGCAATTTTAAGATATGTTTAAACTCTTCACTGAGTTTATCTTTTACTTTGTCAGGTAGATCCGTGTCGTCAAGCACTAGCTCGACAACCTCATCATTAATATCGATATTAATAGATTCGTTTACGATTTCATCAACAGCCTGAGAAATTTCAGGTTGCATTGCCATTCCACGATATTTTGTTACAAGTTCGGATTCTGTTTTAGCAGTACCTTCCATATCAAGAATAGTACTATAGAATCCGCCCATCGCGTTACCGACGGTGATTGCGCCATCATCGTTTTGTGGCTCGGCGAAAGAAACAGGAACATTATCCTCATTTTCTTCCGCCCTTTTTATTTCGAAACCAAATATCTTTGCCACGGATCAATTCTCCATTATATAAAAATTATGTAGTTGGAATGCCAGTGTTTCCTTCAACTCTCCATAGATCATATTGGAATGTTACACTGAATTCTTCGATTGAATCAGTTTGCGACCAATCCATCTGGATACCTTCAACCCCTACTGGGAACATACCTTCGAAAACGTATGTACGCAGAGGCGATCCATCTTTGCTGTATTGAGTAATTTGTCCTGTAGACTTGTACTCTTGCGGTAACCCTCTTGAATTTGAATCATGAGAGTTAATAAAGTTCATCCACTCTTCCATAGCGTTACGGATAGCGAAGTCTTCGTCGTTGATGATTGTGACTGTCCAGTCTGCAAATGTTCTATCACCAGCATATTTAACCTGACGGCCGAAGTACGGTACAGTGTACTGACCTACAACCGATTCAGGAATCCCACCGGCTCTGACCATAAAGGGAACTTTAATATCAGCAGCCGGGTTGATTGGGTTAGTGATTTGACATTGGAAGAGCGTAGGACGTGCACCGCCACCCACGAGTTCTGATTTGAACTGGTTGATGTTAAATGCCATGTGTCTTTCTCCTTTTTAAACTATTTATTAAGCGAGCTGGCCAACGATTTCGTCAAATTCTACGCCTGTTCTTGTCGCTACGAATGTAAGTTCGATAACGTTGATAGAACGTGCAGGCTTGATAAAGATGCTTGCGCGGAATTTGTTTTGGTCGATCACTTCTGGAGTATTGACTGTAGAGTCAGAAACCACTCTGAAATCAATAATACCACGACGCCCTTGGATGTCACGAAGGAATGGATCAACAATGTTTCTAAACTGTGTTTGAGTAAATTCATCGTTGAATTCGAACAAGAAGCTTTCTGCTGCTGTAGCGATTTGTTTTTCAACTGCGATAAACAATCTGCGTACATTAATACGGTCGAATGCGCTTGCCGATCCCAGACCTGTCTTATCGCCAAATAGAACAATACCACGGCCTGCCTGTGCCATAACTGGGTTAATGTCTGCTGAATATAGCTGATCTCTTTGAGCTTTTCCTGGGTTCAATGCAAGCTTAACAACATTTTTAATGATGCCCTTACGGAAGCCAGCTGGAGACTCGAAAGTTTCTACCCTTGCTGCTAGACCTGCCATATCACCATTTAATGGTGTATAGCGATATACGTCATTGTACTTGTCATAACGATATTTGTAGCCTGAATCTATAAACGAATAAGATGAATTCTGTACTTTATTACGCCATGTAATTGCATTTGTTACTTTAGCTTGTGTTTTAAGCTCATCAACAACTGCTTCTTTAGATGGTGATAGATATGCTACGCAATCTCTACGATAATCTGTTATGTTTGAAACAATGTAGTTTGCTCTTTGTGCTGAATCATCTGCTTTACCGCCAAGTACTGCCGAAATATCAAGTTCATTAGCATTTTTAAGCTCGTCTAAAGCAAATCCTAATGTAGATAATGTTACGGTAGACTCTGTGCTTCCATCAGTACCATCAGCCATTCTTTCATAAACTGCTTTGCTGTCTGTGGCTGTACCAATTGGTAATGTATTTGCAACCGCCACATATGCTGACATGTTTTCAATTACGTCTTCATAATAGTTTGAGTTACCTTGTGGAAGTGTAGCTCCATCTGTTGTAGATACGTTTTCAAACTTTTCGAGTACCGCATTTACAGTGCCAGAGATCTCTCCACCTGCATCAATAACTGCAATATGCAAGTGATTTGCAGCAGGAGCACCAGCAAATATGCTGTTATGCTGCCATTTTTTAGTCATTGAAAGCGCTGAGAGTCTTGTTTCAGCAAGAGTATATCTTTTGTTAAATCCGATTGAATATTCATAGAATTGAACATAATCGTCGTCTGTCGCTAATGGATCTGTGTTAGCGCCAAGATTTGTGTTTGCAGATTCTGCGAATGAAGTAACTTCGAGCTCTTGATAACCAACACTATCGTTACCGATTACAAGAATATCGCCTGCAGTTAATGCTCCAAGTTGCCCTGTATTTGCTACTTGGAATGAAACTTCGTTGCCGTTAAATGCAATTTCTTGAGTAGATGGGTTAGTATTAGCATCTCCATCAACTAATTCCCAAAGACTATCTTGCGGAATATCACCTACGGTTACAAAATCATTTGAAAATGAACCAGATGTTACCCATGCAACTTCAAGGGAATTACCTAATGCACCTTTGTACTTAGCTTCGAATGCACCATAAAATGACGCAGCCATATCGACATTGTTGTTAGCGTCAAGAACAACGTTTGTTGAATCTGCTTTTGTACCTGTATCACCGCGAACAACATATAAAGCATTTGAATAAGCTAAATAGTCTGCTGCAGTAAAGAATGTTTCGTAGTTGTCATCAGTTGGCTTACCAAAACGATCAACCAACTCGTTTTCTGACGTAATTAGAATAGGTTCATTTACTGGGCCCCATCTAAATACACCAGCCATAGCCGCGGGCGATGTCGCAACAGCAGGAACCGCCTGCGATGCGTCCACTTCACGAACAATGACGGAAGGACTTACGGAAAAAGCCATGTTTTTCTCCTTTTTAAATTAGAAACGCGTTTTTATCATATATTGCTGTTTCTATTTATAAAATTGTTGTTTTGCTTTTTTTGAGCTTTTTCATAGTACAAGACCGTCTTCCTCATAGAATTCACCACCATCATCTATAAATCCAAAAGGTAACATCTCTTCTTCAATTTGCTCGTCTGTTTTTTCTCTTAACTTAATTAAAGTATTTATGTCAGTCATATCTTTGAAATATGCTTGCTCAGTCATCCATGCAAACAATACAAGATTCATAACTAAATCATCATGAAAACCAGGCTCAGCCTCATATGAATTGCCTTTCTTAGAAAATCTGCTTAATTCTTGGATAGTTTCAAAATCTCGTATGAATAATTGAGTTTGTTCCACTAACATCTTAAGCATAGAGCAACCAGTTCCTTTTACAGTCTTAGTTGTTCTGATTCCGTTATCTATATTTTTTCCGAATCCACCAGATAGTACTTTACCAGATCTACCTGAGTTTTGTGTATAAAGCAAGTTTTCGTATCCGTAATCCATCAACAAAACATCGGTAACTTGTCCACCAATATCGTTAATTTCTACGAGTATTCCAGCCTTATTATATACTAAACCAATTCGATTCAGAACGGAAGCGAAGTCGATTGGTCCAATAAAGTTGTCTCTAAAAACCGCCACTTGTCTATATGGCATTTCAGTAATATCAAATACTGTAAATGTAGAATAGTCTAAACCTTTACCTCTTGCGACGTCAGCAGTAATCACATATTGCTTGCCTTGCTCTGGTCTTTCATATTGAAGAAAACCTTCACCTTGAACTAGAGGATTTTCAGGGTATAAATTTTTAAGGCAAGCACCGCTAATTAAGGTACCAGAGCTTCCCAAAAATTGGCATTCGTATTCTTGCGCAAACTTTTCTGTATCATGGTCGAGTGATTCAATTGTTTCTTTCTTCCATTTTTCATCTCGGCCAGGTACATCATACCACATTACTTCTATATATTCGTAGCCGTTTGTGCCTTCTTTTGCGCCTTTACATGTTTTCCAAAAGTGGTTCAGACCATTGGGTGTAGAGGTCATTAGAAGCTTCGTGGTGTCACCGGATGAAATAGTTGGGTATACTGAAGCAAAAAACTCATCGTATCCCTCGATGAAGGCTACCTCATCTAGATATAGGAAGTTAACAGATTTACCACGAATTGCGCTAGAAGATGTTGTACCAGCTAATACTTGGCACCCATTTTCTAATGCAATATTACCTTTATTCCATTCTTCAACACCTTGCTGTAACCATTTAGGCAATGCTTCAAATGCTAACTTAATACGAGCCATCACTTCGCGAGATGCATCACCTTTGTTTGCAAGGATAGCCACGGTTTTAAATTCATTGAATAGAATATAATGTAATATTACAGCAACCGCTGTTGTGGTCTTACCAGACTGACGCGCAGTTAAAACAGAAACTCTGCGATTGTTAAAGATCTTTTCGCAAATTTCTTTTTGGTAATCATACATTTCAAAAGGAACTAATCCTCTATCTACATGCACAATCTTAATATATTTTGATGCAAAGTAAATTGGATCTTGAGCACACTTCATGTATTCCTGCAATAACTCAGGAGTCCATTCGATTTGTTCTGCAATTTTTTTAAGATTAGGATTACCTAAGTAGCCGTCACCCATCTTCGTTTTCGCCTTTGATCATTTTCAACAAGTCTGCAGTTGAAACAATTAAGTTGTTATTTGTAACATTAGTTTGAGCTGCTTCTTTAGGCCCATTGATTTCTTCTTTTACAAATCTCTTTTTTGAAGACATATCAGCAAAATCTTTATTTGCATCAAGCACTGTTTTCATTAAAGTAGAAACAACTTCGAATGCTCTTGGGTGCTCAGATTGCTTTGCAATTTCAAGCATTTCGCGCATAGCTTCTTCGCCAGTTTCCATAACACCTTGAATATTTTGGCGAGCAGTTTCTAAGTCTTTGAGATTCTCTTCTTGAGTTTCAAAGTTATCAATTAATGCCGGCGGACTTGATTCTTCTATTTCAGCAGGAGGATTATCAAGCTTATCATTTTCTTTTGGTGTATCTTGCTCAACTTCTGATAAGGGTCTAATACCTAGAGCAGAAGAAATTTTATCATCATTGTTCATTATACATCCTCAAATATTGTAATAATACCCCAATTGTCATCAAATTCAATGTCAGTATATGGTACAGAAGCAGATGCTGGATCTGAAATTGTAACCACAGGAGCTGAAGAATATCCTGCGCCTGGATTTGTTATCGTAATTGCAGATACATCTCCATGCGAATCAATTGTTGCATCAGCGGTTGCTGTAATTGCAGCAGCAACATCAATAGTTACATTTGCAGTTTCATAAAACTTTCCGCTACTAGTAATATTTATTCCAGTTACAACACCGTCTGTAAGAGTAGCTGTGGCGGTGGCTCTGAAGCTCGCAGGAGTGTCGTCAGGTGCCGTAAAGGTAATAGTTGGTGTTGTATTTGCGTAATTTGCACCACCATCTATAATTGTAACTCCAGTCACTTCGCCATCAGTAACTTGAACATTTGCAGTTGCTGGCTGCTTTTCAAAATTGCCAGTAAAATCAGATCCTGTTTGTGCTACGGTTGGTACTGTGTATGATCCAACAGCTGTAAGACCAGTGATTTGCGTAATGATTACGTTATCAATCGATCCTTTGAATGACGGTGTTGCTCCACGTTGGCCAGCAATAACCTCAACACCACCACCTAGAATAAAACCTTGTGGTGCGTTTCCGCCTTGATCTACTACGCCGTTAATTAACCATCTTGCCGTACCACCAAAGTGTTCTAATCTAACATGATTCCATTGATTCAAGTTTAGAACTTCAGGTGTACATCGAATTGGTGGGCTGTTGAAATTTGGTCTATAAACGATTTCTGCGTCAGGCTCTATTTCAAATCGCATATCATTGCCATCCCAATGGATAACGTTATGAACACCTGAAATTGGAACTTCTTCTGGGTAAATCCAAAATTCAACTGCGAAGCCTTGGCCAGCGGTAATAAGGTTTGTCGCCATTGTATGGATTAAAACTTCATCTGTGTCTGCTTCAAAATATAAAGCATCTGTGCCGAATTTAATGTATGGCGATTTATCTGGTGGCTCGCTAATCGTAACTGTTGCTGTGTTATAGTAGCGACCTGCATCTGTTACAGTAACTGAAGTAATGTCACCGTTTGCTCCTATTACTGCTTCACCAAGAGCTGTATTTGCTGAAAGATCAGGATCTGAAATTAATACGTTTGGAGTAGAACTATAATATCCTCCTCCTTCAATAACGTTTATTGAAGAAACTTCTGTATTGGTGATTGTTGCGTTTGCCGAAGCATTGGTTGTTATTGGCGCCGCAATTGTAACGGTTGGCGCAGTGGCATAACCTTGGCCGTCATTAACTACTGTAATTGTATCGACTCGCCCATTTACAAGTGCTGCTGTAGCAATTGCTTCTTCGCCGCGAAGTGTAATAGGATTGCCGTTTGAATCCATTCCTGGCTTAACAATAACTTTTTCTTCTGGTGTTGTATTAGCAGTAGTGTTGGTATACATGTCTGCTTCAATAAATTTAATGACTTTACGTTTCTTTTCAGGACCAAAATAAAATCCTTTAAGAGTAAAACTCAAAGTATAAAGAATAGATTGACGAGTTTCAAAATCGTTTTCATACAGATCTTCTGTAGTAATGCTGTTTAAAATAACCGGAATATCAATAGGATCTAAATCCGGAATCATTTTAGCAGACACAGTCCAGTCTGGAGTAAAGAACGGTAAAATCTGTTCCATTAATTGCGTAGCATCTTCTTGATATTTTGTCATAATATATAATTGAAAATCGATATTATAAGGTACAGAAGCATATAAGAAATTACGAGAATTTTCAGATTCTGCCTTTGCATCTTTACGCATTTTCATAGTAGACGCAATTTTACGAGATGGGTCGTATGTAATACTTGCAATTTCAAAAGACATACGAGGCAAGCGAATCGCAGTTCTGCGACTATTCAACAAATCAGGATCTTGATTTAGTCGAGCCAAAACCTTTTGAAAAGGTGCATAAGATAGAGGCACAAGCATAGATTGTGTTGTAGTACCTGCATTATCTTTTCGAGTAATCTTTAACTGATTAAAGATAGTACCAAACAGTGCTACATATTTTCTTGTTGATTCATTGTAGAAATAATTTGCAATTGCCATTCTTATGTATCCTGAGTACTAATGCTTTCACTAAATGGATCTATTTCAGAGAAATCAATGATATCATCAGCAACATCTTCAAATACTAAGTTTTGCGCTAATGGATCTGTCTCTTCAAGATCTTCAAGTGTGGAAACAGTGTCTGATGTGGTTTTAACGTCATCAAAATAATGGTCAATTTCATAGATGCCAGTATCGAATCTTTCGTTTGAGAACTCCATAAGCTCGCATTTAATATCATAAACTTGCAATTTACCAGTCTGATAGAATACACTCTCATGCTCAACATATGTAATACGATACATTTTTCGATTCAATGGAAGCCAGATGAGATCATTTTCTCTTGGTCTAACCTTAGTTTGATTTGTTCTAGTAACGTATCTTTCAAATGTTCGTATTGCTACCGTAAACGTAACTTGGTCTCGTATTTCTAAACCAAACTTGGATAGGAAATCACCTTCGCCTTCAAACCCATCTACATTCTTAACATAAGCTTCGAACTCGTACTTCTCGTCATAGAAAGGCATATCATCTTCATTGAAGACTTCGTCTCTGTTGTTAAATTCTCCAGAAATATATGTAACATCAAGACCATAGATCTTAATCGATTCAATTACTAAATCATCAATTAAGTTCTGTTCGTTGAAGTTATTATAATTTCTAAAGTACGCGCTAGTGGCCATATTTTATCCAATAAAGTTATATGTGAGAGGTTGTAAATTTTGTACTGCTTCCTCTTCCATTGCTCTTCTTTCTTCTCTTGCTTCGGCTAAGATCTGCTCTCCATTGAACTGAACACCACCAACAAGCTGCATTCCTGTAAATTTAGTTAAATTTAAACCCCATTGCTCTCTAATCAATACTGCTGCATAATTTTGCAGCCAACGATCTTCCCAAACATCTGAATATGCATCTGGATCAATCACATCATATGCTTCAATAATAATGTAATGACCTTCTACCCAGTGAGAAATATCCGTATCTACATATAATCTATTCACATGTTTGTTGTAACGAATCATAGGTTTACCTACAAGAATTTCTTGCATAAACTCAATATGCTGCATTGTCATGTAGTAGTGTTGAAGATTATAGTTTGTTAAATCGGTTAGATTATTCAATACAAATTGATATTGAACATTAAACATACCAGTGCCAGTAGAAATTGATGTATCAAACGGAAATACTTTTGATATACCTAACAGCTTTTGTGGTAAAGTAATGTAGCCGTTTTCTTTGTCTTGTTCTGTAATTTGATGCTTTAAGTAAATAAGTTGACTGCCATTATAATGATAATCACGCCAATATGAAATAGCCTCATCTATGCGATCATCTATTTGCTCTTCAGCTACGTTGATCTCGATAACCGGCGCACCGATTTTTCGGAGAACGTAATCTGTAAATTCTTCTCTTGATTGTGGTTGTGCCATTATGCTATCTCATCTTTTACGATTACACGAATGTAACCTGTGTTTGGGAAAGTCTCTATCTGGCCATTATTATATTCAATTTGAAACTCAGCATTATGAATGCCAGTGTTTGAAGTATCACCGCTTTGCCATTGGTAAGCAACTATTCCTTTAGCACCGTTAACGACAGAACCGATACCATTTTCTACTAAGATAGTACCTTGTTCGCTTTTCATATGAAACTTTACAGTAGAAGTGTCGGCCATAGATTTGACTCTGCCATTAGAATCTGTAAGAACAGCTTCAATGGTTGGTGCAGTATCATTTTGTTTTATATAGAAGCTTGCAGCCATTGTTTTCTCCGGATTTTACTTTTATTTATTTGTTTTAGATAATTTCAGCAAAGCCTATACCATTGCTTACAAGTTTAACGCCGTTGCTTTCTATTTTAATATTTGTACCATTATATTCTGGGCCCGTAAATCTAATTCCATTAGCGCCATATCTATCGTAGATATGAGTATCCCAGTTTAATCCTTTACCAGCTAATGAAAAGCTCGTTGCAACTGAAACAGGGCCTTCTGAAAATACATAAATGTTTGTAGTAGATGGAAATTCAAGTAAAAGATCTGCATAGGCATGAGTAGTTACATAGCCAGGAACAGTATCTAATGCAAAATCAATAGAATTATTTGCATCTAAATATCTTTGTACACCAAATTGAATAGTACCAGATACACTAAAACTAGTACTTAAATCGGTGGCTGACGCATACAGCGTGGGTGTTTCTATTAAAGACGTACCTATAAGTGGTAATGTATATGGCTGTAATTCACCATAGATAGGTAATACGCCGGTGATCGATGTAATAGTATCAATTTGTACGGACAACGGCCCTTTTACAGATACTACAGCACCAGCAATAAAATTAAAGTCTAATGTAGATGTAAATGCGCCATTAGCAGACATGGGGCTTGTCCTTTAAATTATGCCCCACCTGCCGTAATGGTAAATGCAGTAATGTTGATTTGCTGACCTGTTGCAATATTAGTATTATCTAATTGCATATCACCACCTGCACCTGTTGCAGTCACTGTTCCTTGCATATGACATACTGTACCGTCAGATTGGTGCATACGGAAATAGCTTGCTGTACCCGAAGCATCTGCAGAAAGATCCTGCCATGTGCCAGATAAAGTGATTTGGCCGCTTACTGGATTGTTAAACCAATCGGATGGTAAAATCATAGTAGCAAGAACAGTACCGGTATTTGCAGTAGCGCAATCTGATGGGACTGCTCCTGAGTGTACTGTTAAAATAGGTGAAGCACCAACAGTGGTTTCAATGGCTTGCAAGGTTCCGTTTCTTACATCCGTTGATAGTTGAAAAGCCATCTTATTCTCCTTTGATTAAAGACAAATTATTTTAGATATTTATAAAAAAAGAGTTGACAATAATCTGGACGATGGTATAATAGATTTATCTACTACAAAATAATATTAGTTTCTTCTCTCAATATCATCTTCAGACAGCATGTCACCCATCCAAACTTCAATTACTTTACAAGGATAGTTGCCGACGTTTGTCGCTTTATGCCACGATTTCTTGGGAATGTCGATGCTTTCGCCAGATTTGTAAACTTTCGATGTTTTATAACCATTGCTAAATTCAAGAGACATTTCTAAATTACCGTCAACAATATGCCAATGCTCAGATCTTGCAAAATGTCTTTGATCGCTTAATGATTTACCAGGATCAATAGTAAGTTCTTTTACTTTCCAATGTCCATTTTGATCTAGATCTTTGTATCTACCCCACAATCTCTCTGTTGTTGGTTTATCCCATTCGGATAGAATCCAAGAAGAGC